AAGAAACATCCGCTCCGGCTTTCTGCCCTTAAATCTTTACCACCACACTTAGGGCAAGTGTTTTCACCTGTGTACTCTTCCGGATTTATTTCTATTTTCTCTCCGCAATCTTGGCACTTTAGAACCATGCCTTTTTGCTTTCCGGCCACACTCAAATCCTGGCAGGGAAATCCAAAAGCCCAAACATCAGCTTGCGGAATATCCGCTTGGTGCAGCTCTTTAATATCAGCTTTCTGCACATGTTCGCCCACATTTTCCCTATATGTCTCTACAGCGAATTTGTCAAAATCCCATGCTCCAACTATCTCATAGCCTGCTGCTTGGAATGCTAGCCCTAACCCTCCGCAGCCACAGAAAAAGTCATTTACCTTTAATTTTCTCATTACTTCCCCTCTTCAAACTCTTTCAATCTGTACCCCAGTCGTCTGTATTCTTCATAAACTGGCTTCCATATCGCCTCGCATTGCTTCCGTTCTGAAGGAAAGAATTTTTCAAGTGTATCAAGCTCATTCTGTAGCTTTAAAGCAAAGGGACACCCCTTACATCCTGTCCTTGTAAAGTTGAATGGAGGTTTATAAATATCGCATATCTGAACCTCAAACTCCTTTATGAACCACTCTTCCCATTCTTTTGTAATAGATACCATAGGCTGGAAAGCTTTTAGCTTCCCTCCTCTGAATGATAGGCAAGTAGCACTATCTCTCCTTCCTCCTTCTTCGCGCATTATCCCAACTATTGCATAAGGTTTTCCGTGTTCTTTTTGCCAGTTTGCCAATGGTTCTTCCTTCATCCTTATGCAGCAGTTGTCGGATATTCGCATTTTAAATTCATAGTTGAATTGATAACGCAATATTTTGGGGCAACTTTTAATTGACGACCACGGCTTTTTATCTTCTCGCTCTCCCAAATACTGCACCACGCTATCGCACCTACCAATTCTTTGGTATCTATCTAGGAATTTTGAATGCCCCTTTGATTTAAAAGGGTATCCGTCATTTTCTAGCATTTTTTTAATAGGCACAGAGGGCTTAATTATTACAACTCTGTCATCGTTCTTTTGCTTTTCAACAACAAAATCTCTAATCATTTTTAGCTCTATGCCTGTGTCAGCAAATACTCTAGGGATTGCGTTTCCCGGAACAGCCATATCGACCAATGCGGATAAAACTGTGCTGTCCTTGCCCCCGGAAAAACTGATTGCGAAATTATTTTCTCCGTACTGGCTTATGATTTGTCTTATCTTTTGCAGTCTATCCTGCAATATAAATTCATTTGTCATGTTTCAAGGGGAACTATAGTATTACGGCGCCAACCACTCCCCCTTTCTTTTATTCTGCTAATTCCAGATACTTTTCCAAGCACCACTTAGCTTTCTTTATATCCGCTACACCGCCTTTTCTTTTCTGCCTGTGCAGATATTTAAAGGCATTGCAGATATAAAAGGCTTTTGTTGCTTCCTCGCCTTGCGTTTCGAGCATGGCGGTGTATTCATCCTCTAATGGCACTTCCTGTAGGTCTTTATCCTCTATCAAAATCATCTATTATGCTCCAATCTAATTTTTGCCCACAATGAGGGCAGTAAGGATACCTTTCAAATACAAAAAGTTTCATTTCACAAGTAGGGCACTCGCATTTTGCCCACATTTTTTTTCTTTCAAAAAGCATCACAACGCTCATAGCCTTTCTGTATTTAAGCTCTTTCAGCTCTTCTTCTCTTGTCATTTTGTAAGTTCGTCCACTTCTTTCTCCGCTACCTCAATAGCCTTTTCCTTTATCATCTCCGAAAACTCTTCCAGTTTTTCCTCTACTTCATATACTGAGTCCGCTATTTCCGGCAGAATGTCCTTTAAATCGGGAATTACGTTTTCTCTGAAAAACTCCACTAGCAAATAGCAATTTATTAGTTGTCCTGTCTCTTTTTTCAGTTTCATATTTATCCCTCCTGTACTTCATAATTTTCCGTGTTATGCAGACTCCTACCACTCATCCTCCAAACCATCGCCCCAATCATCCTCGTCTTCATCGTCATACCATTGATATAGTTTTAATTCTTTCATTGTTCACCTCTCTAGTTCTTGCCTGTATTGCGTGAATCCATGATTCCGATTAAGTGATATCTCGCTTTAATTGTGCCATCCGCATTTTCAACATACACATACTTAGGCATTTCTACGTTATACGCATACTCAAACTTAGTAACTTTTACATTCTTCTCGTGTGATGCTTCACATTCTTCTGCTTTTTCCTTTGTTAGATGTTCAGTTCCGCAAAACTCGCAAATATACCGCTTTTTTTCTTTCATTTATTCCACCTCAATTCCTTGTTTTCATCAAAGCTAGCTTCGCCAGTCGCCTTTCCTCGCTTATAATCTCAATCAGCTTGCTAAGTTCTACCCTTCGTTTTTCGAGCTTCTTATACTCTTCGCTGTCTGATTCGTGGATGTTTCTGCGGTCTAAAAGCTCGTCCATATAATCATCCAGGCATTCCATAAGGCATCTTCTGCGGAAGTCATTGTTGGAAGTGTCCGTTCTCTGCTTTAAGTAGTCCTTAAACTCCTTGTAATTCCTCATAGTCTTATCCCTCTTTTCCAAGAAAGTATTTCTGCACATCGGAAAGTCGTATTTCTTCGTTCACAAGGCTTGCAATCTTGCCAATCTCTTTAATTCGCTCATCAAGAGAGTTAAATTCTTTTGTGTAGCCCTTGTAGAAATTCCGTCTTCTTGCTAGTTCCTCTGCGTAATCTTCAAGGCATTGCACAGTTGCTTTTCTTCTGAAATTGTCTTTTATCGCCTCCGGATTCCGCTTGATGTAGTCCACAAATTCATCATTATTTTCCATATTTGCCTCTTTTCTTCTCCACCAATCAAGAGTCTTTTCTTTGCTCCACTTCCACTCGTCCTCCAGGAATAGAGGTTTTTCCAAAAACACTTGCTCAAAAGCCTTCTTCATAACCTTTGCTTCTTCCTCCGTAAAAAACATCGATAGCATGATTTTTTTCATTCGCCCCCCTAGTGGTAGTAAACCGATAGTTGACAGCCACTTGAACTATCAACTACTGGTTTACAGTTGCAAGCTATACGAACGGCAGTCCTTCATCCTCTACACCATCCGGAATATTCATAAAATCGTCAGAGCCGGAGTTTGTTCCACCTGCGAATCCGTAGCTATCTTGCTTGGAGTCGCAAAAATCTTGACTGTTCACGATAACATCAGTTGTATAGACCGTCTGTCCGTCCTTGTTCTGATAGCTGCCTGTCTGAATGCTTCCAGTAACGCCGAACCTCCGACCTTTGAACATAAATTTTTCAGCAAATTCGGCATTCTTCCCAAAAGCGACACAACGGATGAAATCTGCGGTCGGTTCTCCGTTCTTTTTGTATCTTCTGTCTACCGCAAGCGTGTATCTTGCCACCGCTGTAGGGTTTTCCCCTTGTGTATATCTAACTTCTCGGTCCGCTGTTAAACGTCCAATCAAACATACTTGATTCATTTATTACCGCCTTTCTACTGTTCCTCTTCTCTGTGGATGCTTCTTTCTGTAGAAAATCCATCCGGGTATCTCTTACGAAGCTTATCTACATTCATTTGAAGGACTGCTTCAAGGCTGTACCCTATCGCATAGCTCGCTACAGCAAGATACCAGGCAACGTCCCCTAGCTCATTTGCCAATTTCTCACTATCCAGTTCGTGTCCTTGGAACAAGTGCTTTTTCACAATGTCTGCACATTCCCCGGATTCTCCGGTAAGTCCTAACACTCCGTTTGTAAGCAGCTCTTTATCCGATAGCTTTTCTGTGTTTGCTGTTCTAAGTGTAGCGTGTTGGTAATCATTGATTGTCATTTTCTTTTTCCTCCAAGTTGAGTTTTTCTCTTAAGGTTTCCAGTCCGATTCTATGCTCCTCCAAGTTGAGTTTTTCTCTTAAGGTTTCCAGTCGAATTTTATGCCTCTCCAAGTGGCATAAGCCATATATAGCATCGTTTATATATTTAATCGTTTCCGCATTGCTTTTTCCGAGAATCGCACGCCTAAGAGATTCTCCTATGCAATTAGCTGTGTCAAAATTGTAGTCCCTCACACATTCAAGCTCTTTTATTGTATCCTCTTTGGTAATGCTTATTTCGTTTTCGATTTGCTCCTTTGTTTTTTCGATTTTTTGAATATCCTTCATCACAAACATTAATTTTCTTAATTTTCCGGCATCTGTTTTTGAGTTTTGCGCTATTGCCAATTTGGCTGCTATATCCCTTGCTCGTAACCTTGCTTCATCACAAAGTGCATTTAACTTTTCAGAATCCATGCTTACTCCTCTCCGTCCTGTTCCATGTCATAAATGCTCATCTGTGGCTTTCCCTTAACATGTTGCAGGTAGTAGGTGTTTGTCTTTTCATCCAGAACAAGCTCCATATCCTTACACGGGGCAATTCCGCTTTTCTGGTCTTTTAGCTGTAATACAGAATTTACCTTGTGGGTAAATTGTGGCTGTAATGTTGTGCCTGTCTCGGTATACTCCTGGAACAAAGCAACCTCGATTGTGGCTGTGATTTTTCCGTCCTCGCTGCCTCTTGCAATCATGTTTCTGAGCAGTTCCCGGATAATCACATTCATATCACTTCTAAAACCGTCGAAAACCTCATTTTCAAGCCTTAACTCTTCACTACTCACGAATGGTTTACTCATCTTTCCACCTCTCTTTTGTTTAATGATTCTCGATTTTTGAGAACTCAATTCCATTTTGGACCATGTAATCTCTCAACATCATCAGCTTTGCCTTGGTCGCTCTTACCATGAATGCAGATTTGTATATCTTTTCTTCTGCCGGTATCTGCTGCTGAATCTGCTCTTCTGTTTTTTGCTGAATCGGCTTATCCGTAGAATTGCGTATTTTTCGATTTAAGGCGTCTTTCTCATCGTGGGTGGTAAATTGTTCATGTTCGACCGTTAACCCACCTTGCTGAGGCGAATTTCTATGTTCTCGAGCCTGCTGCGTTTCGAGTCCTCTCTGGATTTTCGCTTCTTCTTCAATTTTTGCTCTTTTTTGCTCCTCTTCTGCAGCTTTTTTTCTTGCCTCTTCTCTTTCTTTCTCTGCCTTTCTGTCCATTTCTTGAATGCGATTTGCTTCAGATAAAGCCTTGGACAAGTTCATTTCACGCTTTAGGTAAAACTCTTCTGCGTAAAGGCTGTATCTTTCGTCAAGAGAACTGCGAATTGCAGTAAGGTCTGTTGTAATATCCTCAATGGCCTTTTTAATTTCCTTCTTGCAAGAACTAAGGGACGCTGTTTTATTCAGCCACTTAGGATTAAATATCTTGTCAAAAGTAATTAGCTCCGGAAGGTCGGCTCTGTTCTCTGTAAAGAACTTCTCTAAGGCTTGTCTCTTCTCTTCCTTGGTTCTCTCCTCATACGCAACAATCTGTTCGTCAATCATTGCGATAGGTTCATCAATCAAGGCTACGACTTCCTTTACTTCTGCCTCGAATTTATTGTAAGGCTCTAGCAAGGCATTCTTTACTTGGATACGCCTGTCTGAAATATCCTTCTTCATAGCGTTAAGCTTCGCTCTATCCGCTTTAGCTTCCTGCAGTTGCTCCTCTGTGTAGGCAAGCCCCTTGTACTGTTCCGTGATGCTAATCACAGCTTTCTTTATCTCATCATGGTTCCATCCGATAGACTTCAAAAAGTGTCCTTCGTCCGGGTTGTTAATTACTAATGTTAAATCTTCCATTGTTCCACCTCTCTTGTTTTTTAGATTATTTCTTTCAGTTTCACTTTCACTTTTGGAAAAGCTCCGTACCTCTTCTCCACATACAGCCGACAAACTTGCTTATCATCGTCATAAGCAATTCCATTCAAGGCATCTAGGATTGTCTTACAGAGATTGTCGCAATCTATTTTTTTCGTGTGTAATATCTTTCCTGCCAACATATCCGCTTTTCTTTTCTTGCTCTCTGATTTTGGGATGGGGAAAACTCCGATAATCTCCGCTTCTATCTGCCCTTCCAGTTTTCTCTGTCCTACGGAATTGATGTAAGACACTTTTACAAAAGACTCATAGTTGTGTGTTTCCTTCGGAGTGTAGGACCTTACGCCATTACCGATTCTTGCGAACCTTGGACGGCCTTTCCCTTTTGGTTCTCCAAGTATTTCAAACTCTATTTCGCTCATTACGCTTCACCCCTCTAATATCCGTTTCGTTTCTCTGTATCGTTCATTTGCTTGCTTCTTTCGCCATGAGAACCCATTCACAGGAACTGGATAGCACATTTCAAAAATGCGGTCATATATCCGACTGTACTTAATGTCCTCGCAGGCCTTCATGTCATCCAGAGTCAGATTGCTCGTCAGAATCAGAGGTTTCTTTGCCGTGTATCTGCTGTCTATAAACTTGTAGACTTTTTCCAGTGCAAAACCTGTACTCCGTTCTGCTCCTAGGTCGTCAATGATTAAAAGCTTGGCTTTATTAAGTTTGTCCAGTTCCCCATTGTCCTTATCAGAGTTTTCCGCTTTCTCTAGGAGCTTTACAAACGATGTCATAATCACCGGCACTTTCTTTTCCAGTAGCTCATTGGCAATAACTGCTGCTGCATAACTCTTTCCGCTCCCGACAGAGCCATATAGCAGTAAGCCTTGATTTCGCTCATACATCTCTTCAAAGTTTTCAATGTACCGACAAACGATTTTGTAAAGCCTTGCATTGTCTGCAGTCTGCCCGAAGGTATTCAGCCTTGCTCCTCTAAGCTTTGAATCCATAAGGCTTACCTGCCTTAATGCTGTAATAGCTCTTACCTCTTCTTCCTTCTGCAGATTCTCTTCGTAGGCTTTAAGCTCTGCCTGCTCACAAGGACACATTACATGGACCTTCATGCGTCTCTTGTTGTTCGTTCCGTCAAACAAGGGGATGTCCACATATCGCTCTATAGGTTTACCGCACTTAGGGCATACAGCTATTTCATCCATTTGCACTGCCCTCCCATTCCTCGTATGGATTTTCGGTATCCTTCTTTGCACCTTGTCGCTCTGTCCTTGTCAGATAATCCGTAAAAGGTGTCGTGTCCGAAAGAAACGTCTTGCAGAGCTTGATATATTTTTGGTCCGTCCTGTTGGTCACTATCTGCGCTCTGTATTTCTTAGCTGCAGTTAAGAGCTGTTCCGGACTCCAACCGTCTTTTAAACGTGTAAGATACTTCTTGTATGCCTCCCCCTTGTCAGACTTCCTCGGATATACCTCCCAGAAACACTCAAACTCGGTAGAGTAGTTTCCGCTTTTCTTTTGTTTAGTTTTCTTTTTATTGTTATTAATATCTATAGCTATGCTTTTATCTATAGCTATATCAATATCATTATCATTA